TACCCATGCTTGTCTACGAAATGCTGGATACTTATACTCTGTTCCATCATCTCCTGTAAATACTTTGTTAGTGCATAGCGCATTTACACCAATCATCTGCTGTGGCTCTAGTCCTAAAACTGTATCATATGTCATCATATACCATTGATTTTTATCATAGTATGCTTCTAAGTCTTGATAACAAGTTTTATTTTTTACTATAAAACCATCGATTCTTAACTGTATACATCTATACAATTCATCGGTTGTTAACTCGTCATAATGTTTAATCTTTGTAACTAGACTCATAGTCTTTTCCTTCCTGTATTCTAAACTGAGCATTTCTTGCTGTTGTAAACGCACTCTTACGCTCTATACACTTACTACATTTGCCACATGGAATATAATTTACGATTTTTTCTCCAACTTTAGCAATTTTACTGTATGCAGCACAAGACCAGATTAGGTCTGCTACTTCTTTATTCTCTCGTAACAAGATTGATGCTATCTCACTCTTAGTCAAAAATTCGAATGGGAATAGATTTACAGGTATTCTTGTGAGTGCCTCCATTGTAACTCCGTGTCTATCCAGACTTCCTGCGTACTCACATGCTTGTATCATACTCGCATATCTTAAACCTTGTCTCTGTCTCCAAGAATCTTCACTATTACTACCCCACACACAGTATTTCCACTCTATATGTGGGTTTGCAACTACAAGAGTTGAACAAGCAGTCTGCCACTGAAACACAGCCGTAATCGGCTTACTTCTTGGTAAGTCTACTTCATCTACAATTAGTCTTACTCCTAGTAAGTCACACTGCTTTTGTGCAAAAAACAAGTCTGCCTCTGCAAAATCTTTGTTCTTATTAAATAAATGTACACCCACAGGTTTCAAACCTTTTTTGAGTGACCACAACAAAGCAGCAGCACACTCCATGCCACCGCTAACTGTTACTAGTGTATCTACATTTCTTAAATCATCTTTCATATCCGAACTGCTCAAAATCTTGTTTATAAAACTCTCTTACAAACCCTTTTACTTCATCTAAGAAATCAAACTCAGCATAATACTTTCTAGATTTATTACTGTGTGTTTCTTGTAAGTTAAGTGCTTTCCATATTGTTTTATCTTCTAGTCTATGCACTTCTACTTCTTCTCTAATATATGTCCATTGTGGATAGAATAGCATATCTAACTCCATCTGTGGAGCAGACTCCCATAAGTCTGGTCTATCTATACAATTTAAGAAGTCGCCTTTTGGTAAATACTTCATACAATACAAAGTCCACGGGTAAAACTCTTTCTCTACGAGTCCCGCATTTCTTAAATGTTTCCACATACTTTTCCATCTTTCGTATGGGTTTCTAACTTGTGTATAATACTTATAATTAGGATATAACATCTTATATCTATCGTAGGTGGCATGTAAATTAATTATAAGTGTGCCTTTGTCTTTGTCTTTCTTTGGCGGTCTGCGTCCTTCTACGGACATACCTCTTTTCCATGTATGTGAGGCAGCACCTACGAACTGCTCCATATATTTAGGTCTACTTGCTAACCAAGCATGAAATACACTATACCCTCCGCACTTTGGTATGTGTATGAAAATCTTTTTATCGTCATGTAATATCATATCCGAACTCTTTGAAATCGCACTTGTAGTAATGTCTTACTAATTGACGACTTTCCTCAGTCCATTCTATAGGTTTTCGTTTGGACTTATTTTTATGTACTTCTATCTTTCCTAGTACTTTCCATATTGTTTTATCTTCTAGTTTGTGTACTTCGCAGTTTGCTGGTATAAAATGATACTGTGTAATCCACATATAAGGTTTTATTACTGACTGTAAGTCACCCTGTAATCTAGGTGTAATCTGTAGTTGTGTCCACTCATTGAACTCAATAGTTAAACCATGATGTTTTACATAATAAAAATAGATGGACTCCCATCTATCAAACGGATTTCTTACTTGTGTAATATACTTTATATCTGGATATAAATAGTCTATAACTGGCTCATAGTTTCTTGCTGAATGATGTGTACTATTTCCTATAACAGATGTACCTCCGCAACGAGGTATATGAAAGAAAAAATAATTTCCTATTATATTCTGTTCAATATCTCTCTTATCGTTATACTTTATTCCCATAGAATTTTTCCCATTTACCCATGCTGTAATCTTCTCCTATTTCAAAGTCACAACCAACGGGAGCACCAGGTATACTACAACCTCTATCTCTTTGTATGCACTCTTTTAGTTTTGCACTATATTCATCTACTAAATCTTCTCTAACTTCTGCAAGTATTGAGTCATGAACTAGAGCAAATATTCTAGCGTCCATGCCAGACTTTACAATATACTTCTGCATATCGATACCACCCAATAGGTTGATGTCTGACGCAACTGATTGAACTAGGAAGTTGATTCCTGACCTAACTTCATGCGACGCGATTGCTTTGTCTTTGGATTTAGCATTTTCTAATCTTCTCTTTCTACCAAACAAACTGTATATATGACCATTCATTTTTATACTCTCTTGCGATACAGTCAACCACTTCTTTAGTCCTCCAAAGGAATCAAAGTAATCTCTAATGACTGTCTGTGCCTCTCTTACTGAAAACTCTTTACCACTATCTTTTGTTACCTGCCAACTAATTTTACTTGGGCCAGCACCATACATAATACCGAATGTTACGGCTTTTGCTTGTTGACGCTTATCTGAATAATACTTATCAACATCTTCTACTTCGCATGGAAGTTTGAAAACTTGTTTAGCAATTGTACTATGGAAGTTACCTCCACTCTTAAATACATTCTGTAAGTTACTATCTTGTGCCAAAACTGCGGCAACATACACCTCTGCAGTAGTCAAGTCCATTGCAACAATCTTATAACCAGGTCTTGCCTTTATACAACCTTTTACGGTTGGGTTATCTCTTGGTAACTGTTGCATGTTGAGTTTACCACTAGAGGATAATCTACCAGAGGTCGTGCCATGTAGATTGAAGTTTGTACGCAATCTACTATCCATGTCCAAGTTAGGTATAATTTTGTCCAAATATGTACTCTTTATCTTAACTTTCTGTCGAATCTCTAAAATCAACGCAGGCACAGGGTGTTCTTCTGCAAGTTGTCCTAATACTTCTGCATCTGTGGAATCAGCCCCAGTTCCTGTTTTCTTACCCGTTGGGGTCAAGTTTAAACAATCAAACAATACTTCTCTAAGTTGAAGTGTACTGTTTGGATTGAACGGTGAGCCTTTCTGTTTTTCATACTGTACAATCTCTGGAAACTCATATAGTTTATCTATTGCTTTCTGTATATCTACTGTCATGACTGCCTGTGCACTTCTTAATCTTTCTTCATCAAAAGGTACACCATTTTCTTCTATCTCTTTCAAGAATGTACAACCTTCAAGTAGTATGTTCTCATATACCCAATTAAGTTTTTTGTTTGTGATGATTGCTTTCTTCATCTTTTCATACAACATAAATGTTACTACTGCGTCCATTGCAGCATAGTCTTTCATAATCTCAAATGGAATCAAATCATAACTGAAAGATTCTTTGAGTATGCCATGTTGTTTACGATAGTTGTCTATAAAGTCACCAAGTGGTCTTTCATAATCGCCATATGGTGTATGTTTTAATGCAAGTTGTTTTAGACCATGAGTACCAGGCTGCTCATCAAACATATAGTGCATGAGCATAGTATCTTCATATCTAGGAAACTTGAAACCAAAATGATACTCAAACCATTTCATATCAAACTTGGCATTGTGAAATACAACTATCTTCTTATCAAAGAGTTGTTGCATGAGTGTTTCTGCTCTATCATCTATACACTCACAATCTACATACACTCCGTGTTCTGATTTGTATGACATAGAGAAACCTAGCATATATCCATCTCTGCAATATAATGCAGATGTCTCGGAGTCAAGTGCTATGTATTCATTGTCATGATTAAGTGCATCGTCTAGATACACAAGTAAGTCCGCAGTTTGTGTTATACCATAGCAATCTTCTTCAGGAAGTTTCTCCTGTTTCAAATCACCACTAATGTATCCTTTGATACTCTCTACTGCTTCTTCAAACGGTTTGACTGCGTCAGGTTTGAATCTAATAATTGAAGGGTTCATGAGAGGTAAAAACTTATCGTCTACTAACTTACCATTGTAAGCAGTTATAGAACTAAGTTTAGTGTACATTTTAAATGCCTCACTTCCAATCAGTATAACCCAATCAAATTCGTCAATATCTATTTCGATATCAACATCTCTTTTTAAAATTTTCTTTTTACTACTGTCTGAACACAACGCAAAACGGTCAAAGTCAAACTCAAACCATTTGTGAAAGTCCGTGCTAGACGGTGTTGTTTCTATTAATGCTATTTTATCCATATAATCTCTTGCTAATTCTGTTTACTTGGTCTTTTACTAAGCCGCCTGGGTCTGCACCCTCTGGTAATGTTACTATCTGTACTGACATACCTAACTCTTCAGCAGTTCCTTTTACTTTCTCAGCGGCTGTTCTACCTGCTTCATCGCCATCATACATAATATCAATACCACTTACTCCTTGCATTTTGAGTAGTGATAACTTTACCCAATTCATTTGTTGTGTGCCAAAACAACACACAGTATTCTTGAGACCTTTATCCCAAAGGTTGAGAGCATCGAATATGCCCTCCACCAATATAACTCTGTTCTGGATAGGTTTTACCTTTGCTGGACAGAATGGCATTTCTACACCACTTGGGTAGATATAATACTTATCAGACCCCATTCCGTTTATCAGCCTACCTATCAAGGCAACCGTTTTCCCTGTAATATCTCTAATCGGGAAGATGATACGACCTTCGAACTTAGGAACGTTCCATGTGAACGCGTCCCATATATTGAGAGTTTCCTCACTAATGTTCCGAAAGCCGCCACCTTTCCATGCTAGTCTATCCTTAGGGAGTTGGATACCGACAGTTTGACTTCTTGTTTTTTCTACTTTCTCTTTTAACTTGTGTAATCTTACTTCTAGTGGACTTGATGGTGCACCAAAGTGTGTGAATAGATTGCCCTTGAATCCGCACGAGAAACAATGCATAATGCCTGTGATACGGTCAACCCTCAAACTAGGGTTTGTGTCGTCATGTTCAGGATTCAAACATAAAATCTTAGCGTCTTTACCACTAAGTTCGTAATGTATTCCCTTTTCTCTTAATAAATCTTCAGCAATCATAATTATATATATTATAACAAAAATTTAAGTTTTTGTCAAGAACTATTTTTCTTCTCCATAATACTCTACTTGTGAAAGACGAGTAGATAATACTACTGTTGTTTCAGTAAACTCAACACGATATCCTCCGCCTCGAGATATAACTGTTACAGGGTGTTTGCCCTTAGACCACCAGTATGCCGCAGCAACAGTTGCTGAACCACAACTTGGTACTTGTCCTACGCCTTTCTCTTTTGTATTTATTTCTATTACATCATCAGATACTCTCATTATCTGTGATTCGTTTATATCATGCTCAGTCCATTCATCTACTATCCAATGAATGATAGTCCTATCTCCTTGATAGCACTCTACAAAACCATGTTCCCAATCAGCAGTTGGTAATTTTTCTTCTAATGAAACTATGGTGGAGCATGGGAGACTCGAACTCCCGACCTCCTGCGTGCAAAGCAGGCGTTCTCCCAACTGAACTAATGCCCCGTTATAACAAGCAGGTGCTGTACTGCCATCTACATTAAAATATTCTATTCCGTTTTTTCCACCAGTCCATATCCACTGATGATACCCCTCAAATCGTTGAGGAATTTTATCACTAATTACGAACTTTTGTTTGTTGATTTGGATTTGTGTTTCCAATCTAATTCATCTCCTAATCTTTCGTACTCCCTGAACTTTTCATCATTCTCATAGTACATACTTTTCCAAACCAGTTCTGCCATTTGAAACCAAATAGCAACTGCTTTATCTCTAAACTCTTTATCTCCCCACAAATAATAATGTAACCACCACTCTTTATCAAACCGACAGACTCTTACTTCTTCGTCCCATAAGTCTGGTAAGTCTACTAGACATCTTAGTCTTTGACTACCTGCTATTGGGTACCAGTTTGGCATACATAAAAACGGGGAGCGTATACCTTCTTTTGCTAGTGCTTCTTGTAGTGGTTTATTTAAGGGAACACCTCGTATGTTCTCTTGTACTTTTGGTTGTTCTAGTAACCACCCAACACTTCTTACATACCAAGTATGTGGTGCTAGTGGTATTAATTCTGCTGTTTCTCTACTTACTCTGTCATCTGCCATGTAAAATCTCCAGTTCCCTCTCTATTGCTTCTATTCCTTTTTCTATTATTTTCAAACTCTTTTCTAAATGCACTTGCATGGCATCGTCATGAGGGACTTCCATACCATCTAAGTATGCTCTCTTATAAAATATTTCAAGTGCTTTCTTATCTAATTCTTTTAACTTTTCTAATAATGTTCCTGATATTTTAGAGGTCGTATGTGCTTTCATTACTACTTATTGCCTCTTTTAGTTCTTGTTTTTCATCGGGATCCATTGCTGTCTGGGGTCCAATACTTAGTGTCTCCCAGTCCATTGTGCTGATGAAAGGCTGGACTCTACCATTCCTCATCTTATCACATTTAAATTTAATACATTGTTGTTCTTCTCCCCAATGTTGCACACTATATGCAGCATCAACTGCATCTAATATACCTTTGGCGAATCTTGCCTCACCTTTCTCATTAGTCTGGAAAGCAGAAAGCACAAGGCATTTATTATCCTGTGCTAACTGCTTTAGACCCTTACTGATTTCAATTTGTTCTGTCCAATCATATTGACCAGAACGACTTGGTACTGTATGGCGTTTTACTTGGTTAAGATAGTCAACAATAATCATACCCAAATCAGGCATAGTTGCCATCTTCTGTCTTACTGTACTAATAATTTTAGCAAGTGTAAGACCTGGGTCATAGAATACATCTATCTGAGCAGTATCGTTCAAGGGTAATCTGTTCAATGCTAGATTGAACTTATCGAAATCTCTATCAGATTTATACTGAGTAAGAGCATCGCTACCATCTTGTCGTCTTGCTGCCCACCATTCTGCTACTCTATTCCATTCCTTTTCATAAAGATTTTTCTGCTGTAATCTTCGAATTGGAACTCCTGTTGAAATCGCACACATTCTTTGTAGAATAGAACGACTATCCATTTCTATTGTAAAGTAGAGAACAGAACGCTTTTTCTCATGCGCTCTCACTGCTACATTACAACAAGTAAATGATTTACCACCACCACGCATACCACCGATAACTACCAAGTCTTTGGGAGAGAATTGAAAACTTAAATCATAGTCTTGATTCAAGCCTAACGGTAAGTATTTTTTCAAATCTTCGTCTGTATCGAATAGTTCTATGTTCTCCATAGATTCACCATCTTCTGTGGTTTCTACTCGGTCTTCAACTTGGACAACTATCTCTTGTAGCAAGTCTATATTTTCTCTTGCATCTGAAATAGCGATTTGATTGTCCACAAAATCTTCTACCCTGTCTAGTATCTCATTCTGTGTAAACTGATTTTTTAGATAGTCTAATAGAATATATGCAGGCACATCTGTTTCTACAGTTTCTATTGCGTGTATCTTTTCTTGTAAATCTCTGGAGCGAATCTCCATTTTTAAATCCTCGAATGAGGGTAAGGTATGATATTTTAGGGTGTGTTTATCCACCACAGTCCATATCTTCTGATATTCTCCCTGCGGTAAATAGTGTTGTTTTAATCTATTCCATGTGTCAAAGTCACCAGAACCGATTATCTGTTTTAACAGTGCGCTTTCTAAAGTCAATGAATGTTTCTCCCAAATACAACATAAGACAAAAAGGCGAGCCATAGCCCGCCTTCTCACTTAAATCATTAACCGATTTCTTTTCTTGCTGCGCCGTTATAGTCTGCACATTGTAGACCTCTTCTAGTAAGCATTGTTTTAACGCCTCTAGGAGTTTTTCCGATTTCATCAGCGATGTCTTCTACTGACATATCAGAAATATCTAAGTCTGCAAGTGGGTCTGCTTTGCTTGACCCTTTAGTGACTTCTTGCTTAGGTATAGCATTGATTTGTCCTGCTCTAAGTAATGATAAAGCCTTACCTCTGATTGAGTTTACGCTTCTGCCCATGCTTTCTGCGATTTGCTCAATGAAAGCACCATCGTTAACCATGTCAACAAAAGTTGCTTCTTCTTCATCAGAATAAGTTTTAACAGTTTCAACTTTAGGAGCGGGTTTTACATGCTCTGTAAGTTGCATAGAAAGGATTTTACCTTGAATACTTTTTGCGGAGAAATGTCCGTTTTCAAAGTTTTCTGCTATTTCAGCATATGTGTACTGACCTGAATTGTCAGTAACGAAGTTAGAAAGAGTTGCTTCTTGCTCGTCTGAAAAAGACTTACTTGCTGCACTTGAAGCCAATTCGACTTCGTATCCCATCTTTCTTAATTTAGAACTAACACTTCTTACTGAAGTTTCTAGTTCTTCAGCAGCGTCTGCTACTGTACCTTGGGAAACAGGTGACTCACTTCCGACGAAGTCTACTAGAGACTGAGTTCTTT